CAATGACGACAAGCCCATTTGGTCTGCCGTTAATTGTGGATTCACCCAATGTTGACCCTGACATTTGGGAAGATGATGAAGAAGGTGACGACTAAGTGTTTGTCTCACCCGTAAGCCCAACTCAATCATTGGCCAATACTCTTGAAAAGATTATTGCCGATGCTGGCAGTTTCGCACCCCGCTCTCAACAGATTGCAATTGGTCCGTCAGAGGCAGGGCAAGAATGTACCCGCCGTCTTGCCTACAAGTTATTGGATTGGGATGTAAGCAATCCTGGTTCATCTTCTTCATGGGCATCACAGGTTGGCACTGCCATTCATGCTTACTTAGCCGAAATCTTTGGCAAGTTAGATGAGTATGAGGTTGAGCAACGGGTAAAGATTACAGGCAATTTGGGCGGCACCGTTGATCTCTACCACATTCCATCAGGCACCGTCCTTGATTGGAAAACAACAGGCAATGTTGACTCAAAGCGCAAGTCACCATCAAAACAAAATCTCGTCCAAGTAAATCTTTACGCACTTGGCAAGAAGCGTGCAGGTGCCGATGTGAAGCAAGTGGCACTTGTCTATCTGCCCGTCAAGGGTGACTTGTCAGAGATGCACATTGAGCTACATCCATTCGATGAGCAAATGGCACTTGATGCGCTAGAGCGCATTAACAACATTTACTCATTACTTGCAACTATTGATGTGGAAAGCAATCCGAATATGTGGCAACACATACCAGCGGTGGCATCGCGCCTTTGCAACTACTGCCCATATTTCAAGCCCTATTCATCTGACTTAGCCGTTGGATGCAATGGAGAGACAGAGGCCCGCAATGTGTCTTAGAGATGGCTGCGCCTGTGAAATGACTATCAGCGACATCAACAAAAACTGGATTGAGTCCAATCCACCAACAGAGTTAGAAAACAACCAAACAAACAAGGGGGAATGAAATGGCATTTGTGCCACCAAGTAGCAATAACACCGATTCAGTCAAGGTTGCTGACCTTAACGGCCACCTGCTGATTGTCGAACCAATCGAATACAAAACAGGCATCCAAACTGTCCACGGTGAGACAGATGCAATTGAAGTGCGCATCAATGATCTTGACACAGGATTTACACATGAGTCAGTCCTGTTCTTCAATGTCGCACTCAAGAACGCATTGAAGGCAAAGGTCGGGCAGAAAGTTTTAGCTCGCATTGGACAGGGAACTGCAAAGCCTGGCAAGTCAGCGCCGTGGATTCTGCTCGATGCAACAGGTGATGCAGAGGCAGTGGCAAAGGCAAATGCCTTTATTGGTAATGCAGGTGCGCCAACGCCTGCTGCCCCTGCTGCCGCCAACATCAATGACCCAGCGGTGCAGGCGTTACTTGCACAACTGGGAGCAAAAGCAATCTAAGCAATACATCTTCCCTGCTGAATTAAGTCCTTTCGCAGCGGGGGGAAGCGGCGTTGTGATGGTCACTGTGAATGAGGGAACGCATCGGGGGATGCGACCAACGGGTTCGATTCCCGTAACGCCACGCAAGACATTTACGAATGGGGGAGCGATGAGTCCGATTTACCAGTACAAGTGCAACGGATGCGGCTGGACTATTGATGTCAACAAATCAATAGCAGAGCGCAATGAAGGTCCAATGTGCGGTGATTGTTTGGTTCAAATGGTTCGCAGCATCTCCCAGGTAAGTGCCATCTTCAAGGGAACTGGTTGGGGGAAAGATTAAGTGGAAAAGACATTAGCAATGGAATTAGCCGACAATCACAAGTTGTTGAGTCACTTTGTTTATAGTGCAATTTATAGAGGTGAGTTAAGTAATTGGCACACTGAAGGATGCGCGTTCAGGGATTCCGTTGAAAACAGATGCGACTGCGTTCTTATTGATTTTTACCGACTGGTTAAGAATTGGAAACGCCCATGAGAACAGGCGTGTCACTATTTGCAGGTGTCGGTGGATTTGACCTGGCATTAGAACGAGCTGGTGTAAAAGTAGTCGCATCAGTTGAAATTGATAAAAAAGCACAAGAAGTATTAAAGAAGCATTTTCCTAATTCAACTATTTTCGGAGACATTACGGGGGTAACAGGTGAGCAATTACGAGCAGCAGGATTTATTGCCAAAGGTGGAATCATTACTGGTGGCTTCCCTTGTCAAGACTTATCAGTGGCTGGAAAGCGAGCAGGATTGGGTGGTTCTCGATCAGGATTATTTTGGGAAATCTGCCGATTGCTTGACGAAACAGGAACGGAAAATTTTATCCTCGAAAATGTCCCTGGTTTGCTTTCCAGTAATCAAGGGGCAGACATGGCCGTTGTTCTTGAAGCGTTGGTCGAGCGCGGGTATCGCATCGCCTACAGGGTGCTTGATGCTCAACACTTCGGAGTTCCCCAAAGACGGCGCAGAGTGTTCATTGTCGGATGTCTTGGAGACACAGGGAAATCACCTGAAGAAATACTCGCTATCGCCGAAGGCCGCGCTGGGTATCTTGAGAAGGGCAAATCGAAGGGAAAAGACATTGCCACCGCAACTGGAACAAGCGTTGCGCGTATGCGCGGATTCGGTGACTACATAGAAGATTCAGTCACATCAACAATTTTGGCAAGAGCATACAAAGATGCTGCCGACCTTGTGGTTTAGCAAAGCTAAACGCGCACAATCAAATACAGATTTCGAAACATGGATTTCGGGGGGGGTAGTGCCAACATTGAACGCGATGGACAACAACGGAGAAGCATTTGCAACAGTTCTAATTTTGATGGAACAAGGGGAACCAGTAATTATGAGAAATCGTGAGGGGTGCGCAGGGGGGGGCAAGGGGCCGATGTATAGCGATAAAAGTTTTACATTGGCAACTTCTAATGATCAGATTCTAATTTTGGCAGTTGATGGATTCAATCAAACAGTCTCCCATGTTAATCAAACTTTACGAGTGGGATCGGATTTGGACAAAATGGGGATGGTTTTAATCATTGATGGTACCCGTGTTGATGATGTGCGGGTGTATGAAGATGGCATTGTGCCAACAGTAATTTCACGCTATGGAACAGGGGGTGGGAATGTGCCTATGGTTTTCCCAATAGATGACGCAAGAGAGTTAGAAAAGCATCAAAACGGAACTGGTATCGGCGATGAAGGCGCTCCTGCGTACACATTGGACAGGCAACAAGCTCCAGGGGTTGTGGCCGTTGATTTCTATAACGCTTCAATAGGTGACACTTCGCAAACAATCCGAGCGCATACCGCCACTGCAGTCAACATTGGCGGTGTAATTGAGCGTCAAGTAGTACGCCGATTGACGCCGATGGAGTGCGAGAGATTGCAGGGTTTTCCTGACGGATGGACTGATGGGCAAGCGGATTCAAACCGCTATAAGCAAATGGGCAACGCGGTAGCGGTGCCAGTAGTTCAATGGATAGTCAACCGCATGGTTGCAGAATGAGCCAACTTTTACTTTCTGAGCAAGAAATCCTGCAACGCCTCGATGACGACTTCGCTGACAGTAATCTTCTCTTTAATGGCTTTCTTCTTGACTGCGTTCCACAGTTTGTCATTGACGCGGATAGCGCGAAGTGGTGTGGGTGCCATTTAGAGTTCAATCCTTTCAAATTCGTCACTATCTTTTTCGGTTTCTTTAGTGATAAAGGCGGAACCATCAATAAGAGTCCACTTGCGATTGCGTGTGTCACAATCAATGCAAAGCATGTCCAAGTCATTCAAAGTCTCCATTATGGAGACATCGTTAGTTTTTGTGCCACAAGTCATGCACTCAACTTGAGTAATTCCATGATAAGTCGCTTTAGTAGTCATTTATCGCACATCCAATTCATTATTCCAACATGGATTGCAAATTTCATTGTAAAAATCAATGCCAGCATAATCGCTTCTGTAACTGTCTTTTACTTTGGCAGAAAGAATTTGGTCATCCTCACCACAAATGTCGCACTTTGCAATTCCGTTACTTTGAATCCTGTTTGGAAGCAATCTATTCAACCGACCCCAAACAATTATTGTGTTTTCATCCTTTTGAA